TATGGTTATGGCAAGTCCTGGTGCAATTCATTGCATCCAGGAGAAGGGAGCAAAAGCTCGAGTTGTGGCAATGCCCAACTCTGCTCTCCAAACTTGCCTAAGGCCAATGCATAAAGCATTGAATATCATCTTAGATCAATTGGACACCGACTGTACCTTTAATCAGGACGAAGGGGCTGAGTTTGCCCTCCGACAACTGAGAGATAACAAGAAGGTGTTCAGTGTAGACTTATCTAGTGCTACCGACAGGTTCCCTCGCCATGTGCAACTCCAGGTACTGGAAGCACTGGGATGGCATGACGAAGCGCGTTTATTTAAGCGTGCATCCGAAGGTCATTGGAGGCTGACCGAGAGCTTTGGTGAAAAGCTCGAGAACGAGTACTTAACATACTCGGTGGGGCAACCAATGGGCCTATATGGTTCGTTTGCGTTGTTCGCTCTCACGCACAATGTTCTTTTAAGAACGCTGTGCTCGGAAATGGGACTAAGTCCCGTAGAAAGTTTCCGAGTGCTGGGAGACGATGTTATCATCAGTGATGATAATCTCCATACAGCCTACAGACGAGTTCTTACGAACTTTGAAGTTCCTGTCTCAGAGAGTAAGACAATCCAGTCAGATTTACTAGCTGAATTTGCTGGCTACGTCATTCATAAGGACCTTGGGAGTTTTAAACCTCCGAAAGTACCGTCAGTTGACGGGAGAAACTTTCTGGCTTATGTCAAAGCCTTTGGCTTCGACGCCATCAAGGACCTTCCTAGTAAGACCAGGAAGGTAGCCCGTATTGTAGCGGAGTTACCAGTTGAACTAGGCGGGTTAGGCCTCAATCCGAAGGGTAAACCATTACTCGAACGGTTGGAGCCGCTCACTCTCAATGATGGTAGTGTAGATGTTGTTCGCTTCTCACTGTTTGGTAAACAACTTAACAGTGAATACTGTAAACGTAAGTTTACAGGTCAAGAAGCGGAATGCGAGGTCATTGAATTCTTGTACGACCAGTACAAAGAATGCATTGATAGTGAAGTCGAGAAATCGCTTCATATCGCCCCGAACCTTCTCGCGAAGGTTCTAGGACCGAAGAATAATTGGTACCGAACAGGTGATTATGCTCGTTTGTTGGAATTATCGGAACAGATGACAAAACATTATCTGCAAACCGATAAGTACCATCCTTCAAATGCTCGTGTGTGGGATGATTCTTCTGAAGTCGAGAGACCCAGAGATAATCAATCACACTTGTCAGATTTAGACCAATGGAAGAGAAAGATTCGCATAAATAACGAATCTGATCCTTCCCCC